GTACTGTAGCCTTGGTTATCTTGAACTGATACATTTCTTGGTGCTTTTAATATTGCTACAGCTGACGAGCCTCCATTTAACGCTATACTCATAATTAATATATTTTATATTTTGTATTTAAATAATTTCTAATTGTTGTTTCTTCAGCTACTGTCAAAAACTGATTGTATATAATTAACTCACAAGCCTCTCCTTTATATTTCCTATTAGTAACTCCTGTTTTGTGTCCTAAAGTTGCTACTTTTGTTGTAAAAGATGTATCTCCTTGCCATTCCGCACTTGTAGTTGTTGACGCACTTCCTTCGTTAATTCTACTTGTAGCGGTAGCTGTGCCTCCTTCATATTTAAACCTTGTACACATTATTTGAAATCCTTGAGCATTTCCTAAACCATGACCCATCTCTAATCCGTTAGTGTCTTTTGTTATTATATAGTTTAAATCTCCTCTATATCCAACAAATATTTCACTATTACTATCTCCAACAACTGAATATAAAGCTCCAATATTAGTGCCACCTGTACTTTCATTTGTTTTTTGTATTACAAATATTGTAAACGCATTATTTATGTTGCAAGTTAGTGTTGGTGTAGCTGAGACATACGCCATTTGGTCATCACTACCATCAAATTGTATTCTTGTTTTATCTTCAGCCCCATCATAGTTGTATCTTAGTGGTTTTTTAGAACTTGATGCTTGTGTAAAGTCTCTTGTACTTGTAGCGGGAGCAACTATTGGAGAATAATCTTTCCATGTGGTAACCTGTTTAGTTGGTATATCCCATGTTACACCACTATCAGCTCTTAACCACTGTACTAAACCTTCAAAATTATCAGGATAAGCTAATTTACCCGTTTTAGTAAAGCACTTAGTAAACATTCTCATGTCAAAAGACATTGTAAGCTTTATTAATCTATCGTTTTTACTGTCTTTATCTCTATCTATAACTAATGTTTCTTTATCTATATAAACTTGTGTTGGTGTAGGATTTGTTGTTTGTGGGCTTGTTATAATACCTCCACTATAATTTATTAAAACCCTATCTAACCATTCTAAAGCTAAGTCTTGTAAATTATCCCATCTTTGTTGTAATGTAACAGCGTCTTTAGCTGCTTTTGTAAAACTATTGTAAAATTGTAATTCTACATCATAATGTTCATATCCCCTGTAAATATCAGGTATTCTTGAAGATGGTGGGGTCATTACTAAAAGAGGGTAAAGAATATTATGGTCTTGATTTACCTCTCCTTCATAACCAAATAAAAAGTCTCCGTATGTCCAATTAGTTTCAGCTACTTCTATAAATTCGTGTAATCTTGTGATAGCCATAATTTTTTATTCTTTTTTTTATTATATTTTTTTCTTAGAAAACTTAATTTACCCAACATACCGTTTTGTAATTCTTGTTTTTCTAATAAATCTAAATATTTTGTTAATTCACTTTTTTCTTTTTCTTTCATTACATTATTTTATTTGGGTTTCTTATTTTGTCAGAAACATCCGCTTCGTAAT